GCAAGGGTCTTGGAAAGACTCCTTGGTAAAGAACTGAGTACTGTCTGAAAGAGCCTACTAGTGGATAGAGATTTCCACTATGTAGACGGGCAATTGAGATATGCTGTAGGCCAACCAATGGGGATGTTATCCTCTTGGGCTGCCATGGCAATAACTCATCATGCCATAATCAACCATTCCCATAGAGGATTCTACGGGGTGATTGGTGATGACATGGCAATAGCAAGTAAGTACGGCACGGATGGATATGAGGCATCTTTGGACGCACTCGGAATGGAAATTTCTGTTGAGAAATCCATAAAGAGTACGCCTAAGGACAATCTCGGTGAGATCGCCAAAAGACTTTTTGTCAATGGCGGTGAAATCTCACCTATCCCTCCGGATATTCTCATAAAATCGACGGGAACCATTGTTGGTTTCCTAGAATTTATAAGAGTATTTTCCGAGAAACTCCACCATCAAGATCGCGGTGGTTTTTCAGACTCTGAGTACCGTACCGTCCTCGAACAACTGTTTCACAACAGTAAGTTTAAAGACGATTACGATGCTCACGTCCTGCTGACCTGTCCCGCATTGGAACACTTCCCAGTGCTCCCTAGTATCCCTCCCCTTTCGGGGATAAGGACACCGTGGAGGACGGATCTTCCAGTAAAAAGATTACTGAATGAACTAGACCGATTCTTATTAGAAGAGGCTAACCAGCAGACCAACCAGAAGGTTATGGAGATGGACCCCATGTTCAATCCTTCTGCGTTTGTAGAGTCTACCAAAACAACTAAGTCACCACTGTATAACGCTTATAAAGCTCAACACAAAAAAGAGCTGTTAGGCATTATACGAAGAATAAATACCACCTATGTCGATGATGAGGCTGACAGCTTTGCTGAAGGCCCCATTAAAGATATAAAAGATATTCTTAGTTACCCTAACCCCTTAAACAATGGCGTATCAGAGATATACCTAAGTAAAAGGAAGTTAAGACTTCGGAATACGAGCAGTTTGATTCAGAGGTTTCTAGATAAGACTCCTTTTTTTCAGAGTCCTACCTATAAACGTAAATAAAACGACAAGGTTTATAACCAAAAGTTTTGTACATAATTCAATGTTAATCAAGC